GCTCTATTGAGCCACTGTCTCCAAATTCTAAATCATAGTTTGAACCACAGCAGTCATTTAATACTTGGACATTTCCACTAGTAGTCCAACCATTAGAGTTACCGTTTTCAAACGTGCTGTTAGTTATTAAGTTTCCAGTGGTTTCTGCACTCACACTAATTGCTAAAGTCAGACCCAGTATAAAAGCTATTTTATTTAGCATTCCAAGTCATACTCCTTTTGCCTGAATACTCAGGTTTAGAAAGTTCTTTCTTCCAGCCTTCCTCAGCAGATTTCCCAATCTTTCCCTGATGTGGGCACCAAGTCCCAGCTTGAGCCATAGCCTCAAAGATAGCTTTATCTTGGCAAAGTAATGACACAGCTGCCACCTTCATGCCAAGTTTGTTTAATAACTCAGCTTTGCGTCTCAATTCACACGCTTCGTCCATGTAATAATTACCCATAGATGCACTGAAGCCTATGACAGTCATTCCTAATGACAACGGTATGGTGCAGCTGGATTGGGAATAGATAGACATTGCGGGAGCATTAGCTGGGTTTACAGCAGTCTTGAGATTTGATGAGTTGTTTGTAGTAGCATTGGTAGTGGTATTCGACGACGAACCCGATTGATAAGTAGTAGCAGCTTCATAAGATTGAATAGCTGTATTTGTGCCACTGGTATTATTTTGTGTTGAGCTAGGATTGTTAGTTGTGACATCAGCATTCGCTGTAGATACTAACAGAATTAAAGCTAATAGTCTTTTCATTTTCTAGTCAAAGACCCACCGAAATAAAGTCCAATAATTGAGAATATTGTGTGTGATTGTAGACTTGTTATAAAGATTGAATTGCCTTCTTTCCAAACAGATGTTTCATAGCTTGAGCCAAATATCCACCAACCACTATCTGCTTCAGTTACGATCTGATAGATAACATTAACATCAGTAAATATAGG